GATTTCGCCCGCCGTGGTGCCGGGGGCCTTCAAAATTTCCAGTCCAGTTTTCGCCATTATCCCAGCCCCCTCGCACAGTTGTGAATGGTCTCGATGATTTTATCCTGCTCTGCGGCACCCACGCCGATGCTCTCCAGCGCCTCCCTGGTACCGCAGTCCGGGCAGATGGGACCACTGCCGTCCCTGGCCGTGGCTGAGGGCGCGGTGTAGGTCTGACCGCACCTGGGACAGACCGAGATCCGAAAAATGTTGTCTTTCATTTCATCCCCTCCATGCTCCGCTGGATGGCATCGGTCAAGTACCGCTGGCCGAAACCGAAGAAATCATATCCTGCGCGGCAGACCGCCACATAGTGGGCGGAGGGCAGGCCAAGGCTCCGTTCCTCGTGCATGATGTAGACAAACACCCTGCGGCGGCGGACCTTCCCAGTGCGGATACCCTTGATGGGCAGCACCATCTCGGCTTTGTAGTAGAAATCGGGAAACCCCTCATAGTGATCCAGGGCCAGCTCGTCCGCCTCGTTGACCTCCCATGCCGCCACCGGGACGCTGGCCCCGGCCTTCGACTCGATGGTGAGGTAGGAGCCGGTCTTGCTCCCCTTGAACAGCAGCTCGTAGTCGGGGATGACCGAGGTGCCGATGATCCTTGCCCCTGGGCAGCGCATCCGCATCTGCGGGATGTTGAGGTTGCTGCCGTAGGCGATGTAGTATCTCTTTGCCATATTCATTCCATCCTTTCCGGGGTTTGCCCCCTTCTACCGCCTAAAGCCCGCTCGGTGGCGGGTTTAGGGGGCCTGCGGCTAATGCCTTCAAGCGGCTCTGCCGTTGCGGAAGGCGGCATCCCCGGCGAGGCGGCGGGTCAGCAGATCGCGGGCGGTGGCGAACTCCTCGCCGATGAAGCCCAGGCGGAGGAGCCAGGTGCGCATAGCGTACTTGGGGTTCTCGTTCTGCTGGGGCTTGGGGCTGGCGGTCTTGACTGACTTCGCCATCTGGCTAAGCGCAAGGCAAAGCTGGATGTAGCTCTTGAGCTGTCCGGCGTGGAGGCCGTTCTGCTTCCCGTCTGCCGGAGCATCGAACTGGAAAAGGCGGAACTCAATGGTGCCTTTGGTGAAGGTGGCGTGGAGGTTGAGCATATGGTAGCGGCTGTCGTTGTAATGCTCGTTTCTGCCGGAGCTGGCGTAGTTGGCTGTGTACCAAATGTCGGCGAGGTCGCTCATGGTGCTGGGCTTGCGGTCGTTGATCTCCCGGATGAACCGGGGACTGACCATCGCGCAGTAGTCGTTGATGCGGCTGCGGTCAATGCTGAGGGCGTCAACCAGAAGGCTCTCATGGCTGGCCATGATGTTCGCCAGGTTGCGCAGGCTCTGGGGTGTGTGGCCCTTGGCCCCGATGTGGATGTGGACTCCGCAGCCTCTGGTGGCATCGCTCTTGGCCCCGGCCTTCCGCAGCCGCCGGACCAACTCCTGGAGGGTGTCCATATCGGCGTAAGTGAGGATGGGCGTCACCATCTCGCACTTCTCATCGTCCGGACCGTAGATGCTGCTGTCCCGCTGAAACTTCCACTCGCGGCCCTGGGTGTCCCAGGCGGACCAGGTGCGGTAGCCGTTGCGGTAGGCAGTATCCTCGCAGCGTCCGGTGTCGAAGAACTCGGCGGCGACCTTGGCAGCGCTCCGGCGGGTGATGCTGTTCATTTCCACCTCGACCCCGATGGTCTGCTCTTTCATCGCGGCGATCTGGGCTTTCATTTTCTCGTTCATAGTGTGTACCTCCGTCTTGTGTGTTTTCCCTTTCGGTAGTACATATATCACTCTAAAAGGGATAAATAGCAAGACAATTCGGAGGTATAAAGTACACAATGATTTCAAGCCCGTGTTGTGCGGTTTATGGTTCGATCTGCGTCAGATGACGGAAGTTTTCGCTGCTGCCATCGAGAATGTCCAGCATAAACTTTGCCCCAGTGCGGAACCCATCTACATACCGCTCTGTTGCAGTGGTAGTGCTGGTAATCAACTGAGATTCGACCAGCCGCTCCAGTGCGGCGAGGCACTCGCTGTCCAGCCGTTCCCGGAGGAAAGATTCGGCATCTGCCATTTCCTGCGCCGCCTTTTTCAACTCAGAGGTCTGCCGGATGGCGGTGGCGTCCGGGGAGATGTTGCCGAGGTAGAACTCTTGGATGATGCTGTGCATTTCACTCCCCTACCTTTCTGCATTCATCCACGCCGTACAGTACGTTGAGAGAGCCGCCGGTGTCCCAGCGCACCATGATGCTGCCGCTATCATCCACCCAGATGACCGTACCCATCGTGCCTGCGGGCGGGGCCTGGAGATCGTCCATGCGGAGCAGCTCCACCCGCGTCCCTTGCGGGAACCGCTCCCGCAAGCTGGCGAGGATTTCCGGGGTCATGTTCCTCACGATGCCGCCTCCTCTCCGAAGGAGGCGTTGACCTGCTGAATCAGCAGCTCGTCTGCCAGGGCCTCGGCCAGCTCCGGGTCGCCCTGAACCTCCACCGCATCGGCGGAGGCGGGAGGCTCCGGTTCGAGGCCCTCAGTGTGGCGCTGGCCGCTCTTGAACGCGCTGTTGCCAGAGAGGTTGCGGAGCAGGACCTTCCTCTCATCCTTGAACTCGGCCCCGATGAAGCCCAGCCGGAGGAGGAAGCACCGGAAGGCATACTTGTCGTTGTCGGTCACCTTTTCCTTGGCGGTAATGCGTTTCTGGTTCCGGGCCATGTCGCAGAGGGCGGCGATCAGATGGGTGTAGGCTTTGACCTCATCGGCATCAAGCTCCCGGCCCTCGAACCAGGGGAAGGAAACCGTGTCGGTGCCAACCTCCACCGGGAGGGCCTCCACGCCGAGGGCTTTGCAAATCAACCGTCCCTTGGCGGCGAGGAGGTTGGTGAGGTTGACCAGTGCCTCGGCGGGCAGGCTGGCGGCGGGGAGGGTGACTGTCAGGTTGCAGCCCTGGGATTCCGCAGGAGCGGCATCCCAGCCCTCCACCGGCTCGGCCTCGAAGCCCATGCCGTGCAGCCGCTCAATCAGGTTCTCGACCTCCTCGCTGTCGGCCCGGTCATCAAAGGAAACGCCGCCGTTGCGATCGATGGTGAAGTAATCTACCTGGTAGGCAAATGTCGGTGCGCCCAGGTACTTGGCCTCGGCTCCGGTGATGGCGGAGATGGCGATGACCAGGGGCTTGCGGTCGGCTCCAGTGCGGTTGTAGTTGATCGTCATGGTGTGAACCTCCTTGTTTTTTGGTAGTCACATATTCGCTCTACTTCCCACAAATAGCAAGTTGTTTCTCGCCCTGACCATGACAAATTACTGGCCGGATAATTGTGTAGACCACACAATGCCCGCAAGTACAAAGAACACATTGGGCAAGGCGACGCCGTTCCCCCACATCTTATATTCAGCAGCATCCGAATGGGGGTGTTGCAGCCACTTTATGATCTGGTTCCGGCTCTTGGCCTTGGTGGAGCTGCCCACCACCCGGCGGTGGGTTTCCCGGACCTTGGCTACAGGTCAGGTTGCCGCTGTTCTGATCCAGCGTCCGGGAGGTCTAAGTTTCCACCACAGAAGGATGATTGTGTCGCTAGTTTTTCTGCACTTTCCTGTTGACATGATGGGCATCCTTTCGTATATTGTTTTGAGTATAAGTTACTGGTGCCATGTCATCTTACACCAATTAAACTGAAACACGATTGAGTAAGTGTGTACTCAACCGTGCCACTTAAAAATGGGAGTTGTTTTACATGAGCAAAAAGGAAAAAATAGTAGGGACATGTAGGCTTTGTAAGCAAAAAATGGAACTCCAGGGTAGCCATATTATACCTAAAATGTTCTATGATCTTATCAAACGGAATTCTCTTACTGCAAGAATTAGAGGAACCGACAATCCTAATATTCCTCTACAGGATGGAGTAAAAATTCCTTTTCTCTGCCATGAATGTGAGGAAAAATTTAGCAACTACGAAACTGGATTTTCAAGGATCTATAGGAATTATGCAGGCTCCTTTGGTACAGCAGAATTTGATTCAGATTCTGATATACTTAGGTATTTTCTTCTTTCGATTGGGTGGCGGGTTTTGCAGTACTTAAGGGAAAAAGATATAAAAGATTTGACTGTTGAGGAATATGAGGCGATAGATTCGAAATTAGAAGAGTGGAGGTTAGCCCTTTGGAATGAGGATCATGAGTCTATACGGAAACAGAAGCAGTATATCATACCGACTACACGGTTATCTTACTTCAATAAATTTCCGACTCGAAGGATATCAAATATAGGTTTTGATTTTCATCCATTTGGTCCTGAGAATTCTTTTAGATCTGCTTTTTCGACGACACAAATCCCCTACTTGCTTTTTTTGTCCATGGTATGGGGCGAAGAAAAATTACTTGCTGACTATGAAATAGGAAAGAAAATTGTCCCAGCAGATTTTCAACTCCCAGAGACGTTGAATTGGCAATTAGACGAATTCCATATTAACAAATTTGGTGATGCGGACCAAGCCTTATCGGACAGTCAAAGGGAAAAAATAGAAGATCTTGTATCTGCAAAAACTAAAGGTGTTGTTTCTGTTGAATCTCTTAGCGAAGCTTATCAGCGCATCTTGAAAGATACCGAGAGTAATTAAATATTTCCAAACTTACCTTATCAGAATTGTCTGTAACAACTCTGACAAGGTAAGTTGTTCTGCTTTGGAAGGAGGAACTTGGAGTGTAGCCGTCTAGTGGTCACCCGGATGGGGAACGGCTCGATCTCCGAGGCCCAGACCGGGGTGACGCCAGCCAGCAGACCACCCAAAGGAAATCCCCCGGAGCCGTCAAACAGACTGCCGAGGGTCAGTGTGTTATTCCGTTCCATCGCAGACCTCCGAATACTGATATGTCTTGCCATCCCGGATCACAGACACTCCGTCCGCGCTGCCCACCTGGGCGATATACCGCTGAACCGCTACGTCCACAAACTTTGGCTCCAGCTCAATCCCATAGCAGGTACGGTTTAGCTGTTCACAGGCGATCAGCGTAGATGCACTGCCGAGGAAGCCGTCCAGCACCACGCCGTTCGTCATGGTACACTGCTTGATCAGATACGCAATCAGCGGCACTGGCTTGGAGGACGGATGGCCGCAGCCGTCTTCCTTGGAATTCTTGATGCGGTCGAACTCAAATACCGTCCGCTGTTTCTGGTCACCGTACCAGATGTGCTTGCCGTCCTTCCGCCAGCCCCAGATGATAGGCTCATGGATGTATTTCCAGTCCGTCCGCGTCAGCACCAGGCGGTCCTTTTTCCAGACAAGGCCAGCGCCGACCTTGAACCCAGCATCCTCATAGGCGTCGTGGAACACACGGGCCTTGGACGTGGCGTAGAATACATAGATGGAGGCATCTTTCGCCATTGCCTCACGGAAGCACTCAAATGCACTTTTGAGAAATACATATCCCTGTTCATCGTCCAGATCGTCATTTTTGATTTTGCCGGACGTGCTTTCCAGCTTGACCAAGTAGGGAGGGTCTGTACACACCAGGTTGACCTTGGTATCACCCAGAAGAAGCGCATAGGTTTCCGGCTTGGTGCTGTCCCCACAGATCACGCGGTGTCTGCCGAGCAGCCAAACGTCACCTCCTTTGGCGACACAAGGCTGTTTCAGCTCCGCCTCCACATCGAAATCATCCTCATGCACATCGGCGTCATCCTTGAAGAAATCGGACAGCTCTTTCTCGTCAAAGCCTGTGAGGGAGAGGTCGAACGCCTCCGCCTGCAACGCTTCGATCTCCACCCGCAGGAGCTCTTCATCCCATCCGGCATCCATCGCCATGCGGTTGTCGGCGATGATATACGCTTTCTTCTGCGCCTCTGTCAGATGATCGGCGAACACACAGGGAACCTCCCGGATACCTTCTTCCTTCGCGGCAAGAATACGACCGTGACCGGCGATAACGCCATAGTCACGGTCGATGATAACGGGATTGATAAATCCGAACTCCCGCAAAGAGGAGCGCAGTTTGTTGATCTGCTCCGCAGAGTGGGTCCGGGCGTTATTCGCGTAAGGCACCAGTTTTTCCAGCGGCACAAGCTGCATCTCGGTGGTGGTTTTCAAATTCAGCCCCTCCTTTTCCGCAGAAGCTGCTCCATCGTGTCGTGCGGATCGTCTGTGAACATCTCGGTGCAGTTCTGCTTGACAATATCGTAAATTTCATACCACATCATGTTCGCGGCCTTTTGGAACTGCTGCGACATCTGCACGAACGGCGAGGCCATGACGCCGCCCGTGGTCGGATGCTTCCCCAGCAGGCCGTAGCTGCTGATGGCGTCCTCGCACTGGATGTACCTGGCGAACGCCTGCGCGTAGGCTTCAATCATCCGCTTGTTCACCAGATTTTGACAGCCCCGTTTTTTCAGCCACAGCCATGTCTCCCTGTAGATCTCATCGGCTCCCAGCGGCACGCCGTTCTTCTGCCTTGCGGAAAGGTAGTCGGCGGGCTTGGGCATATCCGCGCCCTGCAAAGCCGCGCCCTCCGGCAGATCCACGGCTTCCAGCTCCGCCGGTTCCAGACCGGGAATATCGTTGCTCATGATTCGCACGGCCTGGCCCTTCTGCATTTTTTCTGCCGCAGGCAGGGGCTTCCCTCCGGCGCGGACGCGCCTGCCGCCCCTGTTTGTACCATCCTTTGCCACGGGCCTCACCTCCAATCCGACCGGGCAGGGGGTAATCCCCCGTTTGAACCTCATTTTTTGCGCACGCTCCCCCATGCCCGTTGCCCATTTATAAAGCTGTAGAGATTTTTACCCCCCTACCGGGTGTGCCAGCGGTCTCCATCCCGCGCGGTAATCTCCGAGTGACATGGTTTGCAGAGGGCCATGAGGTTGGAATCATCATGGGTGCCTCCACGGGAGAGCGGCAGGATGTGGTGTACCTCCTGGGCCGGGGTCAGCCTCCCTCGCTCCCTGCACTTCTCGCACAGAGGATGCGCTGCGATGTAGCGCTCCCGGATGCGTTTCCACGCTCTGCCGTACCTTTTGCGAGTGGCAGGATCACGGTCATACTTCTCATAGCGGCGGGCCTCCTGCTTGGCGTGTTCCTCGCAGAACCGTCCGCTGGTCAGCCGGGGGCAGCTGGGGTAGGAGCAGGGGCGCTTGGGCTTAGTAGGCATGGGATCACCTCCTGTGGGCAAAAGAAAAGCCACCGCAGGATCGCTCCCACGATGGCCTTCTTGATGCTGTTTTGCTGATTATAATCTTATCAGAAGTTGAGGGTGGCTTTCAATGGTTTTTAGTGGCGAGTTGAAGTTGAAGAACTACTTGTTTGGATATTTGTCCAGCCAGTTCTCTCCACAGTAATTATTGATGTTCTCTACCAGGCGGGATACAAATGGCTGCGCTTTTGGTTCAGTCGGATACCAGACCATCGACTGGCCGAAACCATAGGCTTTCGTGCGCTTCGCCGTAGGAATCGACCAAATGTGCCGGTTACGCTCACCGACCGGGAGCAGAGTGCAGTCTGCGGCTTTTGCCCGGACATTTTGAAAACGCTCTTCTTCACCATCGTTCCACTCAAGCGTCCAGCTTTGCAGATCGCGCCAGACTGTCGCGTGTTTGTACCAGCCGACTACGGTAACATCACCTTGGAGCCTGGTGGCACACCAAATGACGAGGACATCTTCCACGAAAGGTTCGTTTTTCAGATTGGCGCACCCATCGATTTTTTCAAGATGAAAGGTGTTCCTGGTACCGGAGTTGGACTTTGGCTCCACAAATCCCAGGCACTCCGTTTCTGACTCTCCCTGGACCAAAATCGGTGTAAAATTGTACTCCTCATGCCCATAGCCATGTTCTGCCACATATTTTCCACCGTTGACAGGGACATCCTCATCGCAATGCCCTTTGTAATATTTCATGCTGGAAATCTTGCAAAACAGGATTCTCATAACCGGCCCTCCTTCATTTGACCTTTATCGCCAGAGAAACATCTCCATTATCGTCAATCACAAGCTGCAAGGTTTTGATGTACTTGTCATAGAACTGCTTCCGCTCGGAGGGCGGCATGGTGATGCGGGTGGAGCGGAGGGCATCGTCCAGCATGGCGTTGACGTTCAGGCGGACGGCCCGTGCCATATAGTTCCGCATTTCCCGGAACAGCGCGTTCATCTTCAGCTCCTCGGAGTCGCCGGTATAGAAATCGTCCAGGTAGCAGTAGAAGATGCCGGAATCGACCAGAGCCGCTTTCATATCCGGGCCGCATTTCTCCCGTTCGATCATCACCAGGAATCGGGCCTTCGGCAATGAGGAGATTAGACCCCAGTAGTCCGAATCGCTGGAAACGATGATGAAGGAATCCACCTTGTTCTCGTAATACTCCTGGCAGGCCCTGGCGGTGAGCTTGATGTCCACCAGGGATTTGTTCTGCTTGATCCGCTCAATGGTGATATGCTCCACGGGGATGTGGGTGAACTGTTCCAGGATGCTCCACGCCGATGCGGTATGAACATCGTCAAAGAGGATGATGGAGTTGATTTTGTCCAGGTACGCCCGGTCCAGCCCCCGGAGGGTGGCGCTCAGTCTGTAGGGGTCAGAGTTTTCGCAGTCGACCACTACGACCACCTGTTCGCCGTCATTAATGTAGTCGTGGATATTGCCCTTGACATAGGTTCCGGCATCCGACACCTTGCTGTATTCGGTAAACTCGTCATTGTTCCACTCATAAAGGAGGGTAACAAACTTTTTGTCGTTATA